GGCATTCTTTCATTTTGTTGTTATTTTCACGAAGTTAAAAAAGTCTTTTGAAACGGAATCAGGTAGATTCCTGTTGTTGTATTCTCGGATGATAGCATCGCAGATATCCTCCACAGATGACCATGAAATGGAATGGGGCAGATCACCATTGTATACGCTCTTCCTTCCCATCAGGCCCATTTGTAGATTGGTGTTCGGACATCCATCATGAGGGGTGAGTCTGAGATTCAGAAAGGTCTGAGAATATACATCATAGAGTTGATCTCTGGTGAACGTATCATGTTGAGCCTTGATGATCGGAATACCGATGAGCTTCTCTATCTCTTCGATGTATTCTGATCCGTAGAACTCAGGACAGGATTCATTGTAGTACCAGTATAGCTTGTTTCCTTTCTTGCAATATGGCCAATCCTCAGCGATGGTAGCATTGAATGGTATATATACCGAGTAGATTCCCTTGGCTGATAGTGAATTCTGTACTGTTGAACTGATGGCTACATTGATTTTCTTTGATATCTCTGGCCTCCATTCATCTGGTAGATCCTTTGCATCACTGCCAAACCATATCACAATAGAATCACTCGGATGATCTACCACTCGTTGAAAGTCCTCATCTCTGTACATTCCAAAGAATGCAGCAGTATCATGAGGATTCTCATAGGCAGTCAGCTCATATTTTCTGATCAGATCCTGATCGAGTCCTGCGAGTGATTCTGATATGTATGCCTGTCTCATAGCTCCTCGTGAAGTAGGTATATCTCAGGGAAGTCTTTAAAGAATCGAGCCTCATCAGCATTGCCGAGTCTCTCTGACTTGAGAGGGCCTGTCCAATGATCTTGGAATTTATGCTTGTTATCCCATTTCTGAGTAGATATACTGAGCAGCTTAAGCTCAGGATCTTCAAGTATTCCGACAGATCCATCTGCATGAATAGTCTTCAGCCACATGGACCAATCGAGTCCGGATGATAGCCTCTTGTCGAATGGCTGCCAGTTCATCTTGCTTAGAATCCTTGCTGATAGCATTCTACCAATTCCAATTGGTTCGTATGATCTTGGTCCTTTGCCGTATCCATGCCAGTTGACTGTGCGGATATGCTGTCCGAGATCAGTGAAATGACAACCAAGTTTTCCAATCATATCATACTCTGCCAGGTGCTTGGTAGCTTCATCGATATATGACTTGCTGATCCAGTCTGATGATCCGCAGAACAGAACACCCTCGGGATTGAGTTTCTTTGCAGCAAGGAATCCTGCATTCCATTTGGCACCCAATGGCTCATTGTCATGCATGATCCAATCAGCTCCAAATGATTGGCACAGCTCCAGATCCTCTCTATCATGACCTATGCAGATCACATGCACACCTGCATCCTGTAGACGCTGAATGGTATACTTGAGTAAAGGTCTGCGGCCATATACCGGAATAGGAGCTACTATCATGAGAGTGCTTTGATTAGTTCTGCTTTCTTAGGTGCTGCTCCCATCTTCAGACCTCGCTCTTGAGCAAGTGCTTTGAGATCATTGTAGGACATTTTATCAATCGGCCTCTCCTGTTTGACTCCAATAAACTGAATCTTTGCAGGTTTTACCTCCTGAGCCTTGTCCTCCTGGTACCATCTGACAAGATCATTCATGGCATTGCGGATACAGGTACCGCATTTCTTATTTAGAGTAGCCTGTTTCTGTAGTTTAAACCATACAGCGAGTTCCTCCTTCATCATCTCATTGAGAGCAAAGGATCTGCTGCGCTGATAGCGTTGTACCTGTGTGAGTAGTTCTTCACTTATCATCTCTTTAATATGTTTTTTAGTTTCTTTTCAAGCATGGTGCCTGATATTTTTCGCCTTAATTCTCTTGATTTATGCAGCTCCTGGATCAGTACTGCTCCGATCATTGCCAGGTACATGTCCTGATCACTCATGATTCGCTCTTCTTTTTTTATCTCTTGCTCTCCCATATCAATATCAGATCAGATAGTAAGTAAGTGATGAATGATAGCCCTATCAATTGCCATTCGATGATACCAAAAAGTATCACTGAATTCCAGAATGATTGGCATGGTAGACAGTTGAATGGCTTGATGTCGGGCAGATTAAAAGTCTGGAGAGCCCTGGCCAACCCTATTGAGATTAGGATGATTACAATATAACTCATATTTGAATTGTTTGATTGCTGAATGAATGACTCTGAGTGAGAGTCCTGTGTGATTTCTAATATCTCGGAATGTCATTCCATACAGATGCATCCGAGTGACCTCCTTGATGAATAACTCCTGATCATCCTCTGCATCCTTCTCCATGAATTCTCTCAGGTATTCTTGGTATTCTCCTTCCGGATCTTCAGATTCACTTTCAAGTGGGATGTCGTATTCGAGTGCGACCATGTGGGCCTTTGTGTTGAATTGCTTATTCCACTCAGAGCCTGGCCATTTCCACTGATTGTATGCGAATCTGGCAAATGTGCGAGGGAGATCGGATTCAGGTATGTGCTTATCGCACAACAGTAGGTAGACATGGCCGACAAGGTCTCTGTGTAGCTCAGCTCCGCAGATCCGCTTTGCGATCTTGTATGCCTCATTCTCCCAGAACATTGAGATACGCCCACACCTGATTGATGAATGATTCAGACACTGATTTGCGATTCATGAATCTGTACAGCTGATGATAAGGAAGCCCTGTATCCTCGCTCAGATGCTTAATCTTGTAACGTGAAGAGAGCCTCTCGGAAAGAGAAGCCCTCATCATGTCTGATAGTTTAGAATGGTAAATCATCCTCAAAGTCATCTGTTACTGGTTTCGCTGCTGCTGCCTTTGGAGTCTCTTCTGGCTTCACCCATGGCTCCTTTATTGCTGCGCTGAAATACTTGCTACCGGCTTGAGATTCCTTCACCCATAGTGATATCTCCCATTCATTGCCATCTACATTGATCTTGCCTCTGTAGTCAGGCTGATTCTCTGCTGTTTTGCGATCATTCTTGAATATCGCTCCGCTGTTTACTTTGCTTTCCATCTATTTATGATATTGATTATTGCTACCCATAGGCATTCTCCGATGCTCAATCTCTTCGATGATCTTATCCAATTTTTGAGATACCTCATGATACTCCTCCATTGTCAAAGATAGTAAAGAAATTTGAACGAATGTAATTTCCCACCATGCTTGATTCTGCTCTGGATTGAATTGATGTTTCTGTAGGGTCAGCATATCACTTATTCTGTAGTTGTGAATAATACTGAGCATAATACTCGGATGCATAACGGAGCTTCTCAATCATCTGGTTCTCTGCCTCAAAATCTCTCTCGAATCTCAGTACAGTGATGCGCTTTGCAGGATCAATATGATCTACTCTGTGCAATGATAGATTGTCCCATGGTGAAAGTAGATCATGCTCACCATCCGGATCCGTTGATACCATGCAATATATCAGCTCAAAGAATGGCCTATCATAGATATGCATGTATGCTCTTCCTTGCCATTCGTATGCAGCATCATATGCTTCATCAGCAGTGGCAGGAAATGTCTCCAATGACCACGATGTTTTGATATCAATGATCAGATCATCGAGGATGATATCACATTCACCTGTGAGGATATTGGTTTCAATCCTGGTAGTATTCTTTTTGTAGTCAGTGAATCTGACTGCATTGAGCAGCTCAATAGAATCATTCTCCTGCATTCTACCCTTCGTGATGTACTTGCTGTTGAGATCCGTAGTGTATCCGTAGAAATTCTGTTTTGCAATGGATCTGATGTGGCTCTTTGCTGTTTCGCTTAGATTCTCACCTTTAGCCCTTGCATTAGTCATGATCTTTCCGATTTCTGATGGGTGCCATTTCATAGCTGTGCCTCCTGTTCTTTCGTTAATGAATAATTGCTTCGAAGTTGCTCAGCTGTGTAGGATCCGTTGGTGATAGCATCGAGTGCTTTCTTGAATCCTTGCTCAGAGATGCCAGGCTTTTGCTGTGGCATATGCTTACCTGCCTCAGCTCCATCATCATCTGTGGCCGCCAAGGTCAACACTGATAGCAAAGTATACCTGCGATAGTAAGATATCGCAGATCCCATCTGTTGAGGATTAGTCAGGGCAGGTAGCCTCATGAATGATTCTAAACATTCACCTGAATCTACATCGATGATCTGAGTGATCACACAATCCTCTTTGATAGGCTGTAGGATCATCAATCCATTGTCCAGTAGAATCTGTTCACATGCATCGAGAACTGCATTGAGATCAGCATAGTTCTGCTTGAAATGGGGATTCTTAGCATTCTTGTGGACCTTACCGATCTGCTGCTTTGCAGACCATAGTTTTCTGTACATCGGTACAGGAGATGATAGCTCATCTGTTTTCTTAACTGTTGCCATTTTTATAAGTATTAATTTTCACAAATATAATTTAAATTTTCATAAATACATCATACCATTCAATGAATTGATCAAAGTTTTTAACAATCAGGTATGTACCTCCTGCCTTTTCAATAGCTTGTTGATATGCTTTCTGCGCATCTGATTGCCTATCAGCTCCGATCTTGATCTCAATCTTGACTGATTTTCCGTTGATAGTGGCTGAGATATCAGCAGATCCTGGAGTGCTCCCTGATCTGGTCCATGATCCTCTTCCTGCTGTCCTGGTGACTCCATCCAAATCAGTATATTTCTTTGCTGCTCTGAATGTACCCATGGTATTGATTCGCTCAGCCTGATATCCTGACATCTGAATGAATGATACCACCATCTTGGTGAGTCCATTTGCTGTCTTATCGGACCATACGCTCTTGGCCAAGCAATGCTCTGGAACCATTGGATGCTTTTCTCTGAGATATTGCCATTCGAGGATCTGTATTCTCTTCTTATTTTCCTTGTTCATAGATTCGGTCAAGTGTTAATCGTTTACCAGGTGATAGTGTTGAATCCTCTGCCAGATCCTTCGGCTCCATGAATGTGTATTCATATGGCTCATATGGAATGATCTTTGTTTCTGTGGACCTCGATATCAGCATTCCTAAGATAATCAGGTAGGCTGTGAGTAGTGCTGTGTAGATTGTTTTCATCTTACTCTGATTTAAAGGTTTCGTTATAAAATTTTTCTAAAAATTCTTTAGAAATCATTTTTTCATTAAAAGTAATCCCATTAAAATCGGAAAACTTTTTAACAAAGTCAATCATCCGTTCTTTCTCCATTTCTTTGGCTTGTTCAAGTATTTTAATAGCTTCACTGCCACCACTTAAATCTAAGTTATCAAATAACCATTCTACTGCTGTCTGTTTTTTCATATCTGTTAATTTTAAATTTCTAACAAAGCATAAGCACCACTGAAGCGGATGCTTATGCGGATGTTAATTTTTCTCCATTTCTTTAATCCATCTGTGTACTGTCTGGCGAGATACCTCAAGGATCTCAGCTACATGTGACCTGTTGAAATCAGGATCATTCTTATAGAT